ACAGTGCTCATGAGTTCAAAACGTCAACGGACGCGTTTCGCCGCATGAAGATCATTGTGGAGTCGAATCCTGACCTGGACCGACGGTTGATGAAAAAATCTGAGTCCAAAGGGGAGGAAGGGTTCGAGTTTCGGGTCGATGGGCGCACGGCACGCCTGCGGTATATGGCCCGTACTGGTTCCGCCGCCCGCGGGTTTGACGGCTGTAACTGTGTGATCCTCGATGAGGCAATGATTCTCGACGACATGCCGATCGCGGCGATGATCCCAACACTGGCGACCCAGCCCCGTTGGCAGGTGTTCTACGCCGGGTCGGCAGGTGACATCAAATTGCGGTCGGAGTCGGTGGTGTTGGCCCGGGTACGCCGCCGCGGGTACCGCAAAGAGTCCGGTCTGGCGTTCTACGAGTTCGCCGCGCACCTGGTGCACACGAAGGCGTGCCCGGATGATTGTGTCCTTGACGTGCGCGGCGACCCGCGCACCTGGGCGAAGGTTAACCCCGCTCTGAACCGGAAGCCGGTGGGGATTTCGCAGAAGTTCTTGGCGACGATGTGCAATGGGGGTATGGCCCGGTGGGATTTCGACCGAGAGTTTCTGTCGGTGGGCGAGTATCCGTCGGATGAGGGCTGGTCGGTGTTCGGTGAGGAGGCGTGGTCGTCGTTGCGGGATCCAGCGTCGCGGCGGGGCCGCACGTTCGCGGTGGGGATTGAGACGACGTGGGGGCATGAGGCGTCGTCGGTGTCGATTGCATCCCGGCGTGCGGATGGGATGTTCCATCTGGAGATGATCGCTAACCGGCCTGGTACGGCGTGGCTGGTCGACTATGCGGTGGAGCTGAAGAAGAGGAAGCCGTGTGCGTGGGTGGTGGATCGGAAGGGCCCGGCGGGGCTGATCATTGATGAGCTGAAGAACCGCAAAATCAAGGTGATTGAACCAACTCTGACGGACTACACCCAGTGGTGTTCGAAAATGGTTCAGATCGTTGTGGAGACCGGGCAGGCGCGTCATCTTGGGCAGGACAGTATGGACACCGCGGTGCGCGCCACGACGAAACGCGACACGGGGCAGGGCGGGTTTGTGTGGGAGCGGGCGGACACCAAAGCTGATGTGACGCCGTTCGGGTCTGCGACGATGGCGTTGGGTGGGCTGATCCGGCAGGGGTCGCGTAGGGGCACACCGCAGGTCGCGGCAGCGTAATGGGTGGCCGTCTGTCCACCGGGGACGGCGGGGTAAGAATGCTACCGTTCGCCCATCATGAAAGCACAGATGGGAGAGGCGGAATCGTGGCCACTTTAGACGCGGTCGAAGCGCGCGTGGTGCGGCAAACGCCGGTGGATTGGTCCCGCGTTTGGCGCACGTCCAGGCTGGTCCTGGTCGCCGGTCCTGCTGCCGCTGTGGGCCTGGTGGTGGGTGTCCTGGTGTGGGCGGGAAGCCGCGTGTGGGCCGGGTTCATGGTCGGTTTCGACAAGGGTCGGGGCAGGTGACCGGGTGTCGTGGCTTGACCGGGTAGAGGCCCGCGTCGGCCGACCGCAGCCGAAGGGCAAGAAGGGTTTCACGATGCCGCCGTTCTGGGCGGACGGTGCCCGGATCGCGTTGGGCATGGCCGGTATCGGTCCGGATGAGTTGGGCGGGGGAAATTTCGCGTCGTTCGCCGATGACTATTTCAAGGGCAACGCGGTTGTGTTTTCGTGCGTCGCGGCCCGGATGCGGGTGTTCGGTCAGGCCCGGTTCGCGTGGCGCCGCTATGTGGACGGCCGACCAGGCGAGCTGCACACGACACCGGATCTGCGTATCTTCGACCGGCCGTGGTCTAACGGCACATCCGGGGAGATGCTCGGCCGGATGGAGCTTGACGGTTCCTTGTCTGGCAACAGTTTCCAGGTTCTGTGTGACCAGTCGGGTCGACTGGGTGGGGCGGCGAAACCCAGTGATGGCATGTTCGTCAGCAGGCTCCGCCCTGACTGGTGCAAGATTCTGATCGATGCCCCATCGGGTGACCCGAACGGCCCGGACGCCCGGATCATCGGGTTCGCGTACCGGTCGCCCGCCCGCACCAGTGAGCCGTGGTTCTTCCTCCCGGGCGAGGTCGCGCACTTTTCACCCATCCCCGATCCGACAGCACGGTTTCGGGGCATGTCGTGGCTGACCCCAGTGATTCGTGAGGTCTGCGCCGATCGGGCCATGTCGGCGCACATCACAACGTTCCTTCGGTCGGGTGCGTCACCATCAATGGTGGTGAAAATGTCTGACGATTTGGATGATGATGAGTTCAAAGCGTTCGTCGCCAAATTCAAGGACACCTATGAGGGTGTGAACAACGCATACAAGACCATCTTTATTGCTGGTGGGGCCGACATCACCCCGCTCACTTTCGACTTCGCGCAGCTGGACTTGGGCAACATGCAGTCCAAAGTAGAGACCCGCATCGCGATGGCCGCCGGTGTGCACCCGTCGATCCTCGGGTCGTCCGAAGGGATGGGCGGATCGGCGCTGAACAGCGGCAACCTGTCCGCGTTGCGGCGCATCTATGTGGACGCCAACATTCGGGACCTGTGGGCCAAAGCATCCGCGAGCCTCGAAACCCTGGTGAAGCTCCCGGCCCCCGATGAGCGGCTCACCACCGACGACCGCGACGTCCCGTTTTTGCAGGACGACGCGGACAAAGAGGCCCAGGTGCGCGAATCAGACTCGCGCACTCTCAAGGGTCTACTTGAGACTGGTTACGAGCCTGACGCGGCGCTCGACGTGATCGTCAGCCGCGACTGGAGCAAACTCCGCGGCAAACACACCGGCCTGCTCAGCGTGCAACTACGCGACCCGAGCACGACAACACCCGCACCGACCGATGCACCACCGTCTGGGGGAGGAGCCTGATGGACGTCAAGCGCGCACGTACCCGAGTCGAGATCAAGGACGCGGCCAAGGGGGAGTTCGTGGCGGTCATCGCCACCCTCAACGTCAAGGACTCCGATGGGGACGTGACGATCCCCGGGGCGTTCGAGGACGGGGCCGCCCTGGTGGTGTCCGCGTACGGGCATGCGTCGTGGGGCATGTGGGGGGCCGCCGAGTTGCCGGTTGGTGACGCGGTCATCAAGATGACCGACACCGAAGCGCAGGTGGCCGGCCGGTTTTACCTTGAAACCTCAGATGGGGCCGACACATTCACGACCATCAAAAACTTGGCGGAGAAGGGTTTAGGCGAATGGTCGTACGGGTACGACCCGCTGAAGGTTTCCTACGGCGACTTCAACGGCGACCAGGTGAGGTTCCTCGAATCGTTGAAAGTGTTCGAAGCGTCACCGGTCCTGCAAGGCGCCGGTGTGGGTACGCAAACACTGGTCGCGAAGTCGTTGCGGTCGGCTGGGCTCACCGACGAGCAGGTCAAGGCAATCTTGACGGCGTTGAAGTCGGATGTACCATCTGATGGAACACTCGCCGATCAACTGAAGTCCAGTGTGGACGCACTGGCGGAGGCGATCGACGGCGCGGCCAGGGTGGGCGCCCTACGTGCGGAGCGAGGTAAACAGCTGTCGGGGGTTAACCGGGAGCTGCTCAAGAAAGCGCAGGACCAGCTGTTGCGGCTGGCCGACCTGGCAGGTGCGGACGCACCACCGGTGGTGGCCATGTCTGACGCGCAGCGGGAGTTGATGCGCTTCATCCGATTGACGCATGTTGGGAGTTAGCTATGCCGTTCCCGGCCCTGGACGAAGTTCAGGGGAAGCTGAAGGCCAAGCAGGACGAACTTGGCAAGATTTTCTCTGAGGCCGGTGAGACGCTCGACTTCGCGAAGGTGGAGTCGTTGCCGTCCGGCTACACCAAGGGCGACACGAAACGTGTTCAGGAACTTGTGGTGGCTCTCAACGATGAGTGCACCGCCCTGGGCAAGGAGAAGGACCGCCTGCTGCCGCTCGAAGCGGCGTATAAGGCTGCGATGGACCGTCGTCGCGCCGAGCAGGGTTTGCCGCCCGCCGATGAGAGCGGCGACGGTGCGAAGGACGACCCGAAGCGCGGCGGTGACGGTGCGTCGCTGACCCTCGGTGAGATGTTCGTGAAGTCCGCGGCGTTCAAGTCCCGCGCCCGTGGTGCGGTCGGCCCGGAGTCCACCCTGGACTTCAACCCGAAGACCGAACTCAAAACGACGATGACCACGACCGCCGGTTGGGCGCCTCAAACAACCCGGTCCGGTGTGGTTGTCGAGTTCGCGTACCGCCCGGTGCAGGTGTTGGACCTCATCCCCCAGGCCAACATTGACCAGGTTGCGTATACGTGGATGGAAGAGACCACGTTCACAAACTCGGCTGCTGAAGCGGCCGAAGGCGGCACATACGCGGAGTCGGCGCTGGCGTTGACCCAGCGCACGCAGGCCGTGCAGAAGGTCGCCACCTGGCTGCCCGTCACTGACGAACAGCTCGAAGACGTCACCGGCATCCAGGACTACATCGACGGCCGGCTACGCCTTTTCCTGCGGCTGCGCCTGGACAGTCAGGCACTCAACGGCAACGGCACCCCGCCCAACATCAAGGGCATCCTCCAGACCGCGGGTATCCAAACCCAGGCCAAGGGCTCCGACACCGCCCCCGACGCCATCTTCAAGGCGATGACCCTGGTGCGGGTGACCGGCCGGGCCAACCCGGGTGCGATCGCAATGCACCCCACCGACTGGCAGAACATTCGCCTTCTCCGGACCGCCGATGGTATCTACATCTGGGGTTCCCCGGCGGACTCTGGCCCGGAGCGCATGTGGGGTATGCCGGTCGCGCTCACTGACGCGATCACGGTTGGGACGTCTCTGCTGGGCGACTACGCCACCCACTGTGGACTGTTCTACAAGCGTGGCATCGAGGTCCAGATCACCAACGCGCACGCGTCGTTCTTCATCTCCGGCACGCAAGCTGTTCGCGCCGACGTGCGCGCGGTCATGGTTGTGTTCCGTCCGGCCGCGTTCGCGACCGTTACGGGGCTGTGAACCATGCCGGGCAGGGGCGAAGGCACCTATGCCATCAAGACGGCGTGGGGGTTTTACGACTTCACCCGTCAGGGTGGGGCGGTCGGAACCATCGCACTGGAGGGTGACCCGTCCATCCCGTCGGGTGCGGTCATCATGGGCGGCTGGGTTGATGTGATCACCGCGGCGACCTCCGCCACGGGAACGATCGCGATCACCGTCCAGTCGGCTGGCGACATTGTTGCCGCCGCCGGGCAGGCGTCATACACGGCCGGTGTGAAGTCGATCGTTCCGGTGTTCACGGGTGCGACCGCGGTGAAGACCACGGCGGCCCGGGTCATTTCCGCGGTGATCGCGACGGCCGCGTACACGGCTGGTCGGTTCCGTGTTGTTCTGTTCTATGTCTAGGGAGGTGTTGTGGTGGAACGTTTAGCGACGGTTCGGGCTGTGTGGACCGAGGATCGGAAACGGTTCGTCCTTGACACCGATGTTGAGGCGCGGATCCTGGCGTACCCGGTGGGTACGGTGGTCGCTCCGGCGGACTATGAGGCGTACGACGCGTTTCTGTCCACATTCGACACCGACACCGACGACGAGGTCGAATCTGAACCTGAACCTGGCGGGCAGGTGCTCGCGGCGTGGCGGGTGTGGCTCGACAAGGATGGGGAGTTCGTGCACGAGGGCGGCCCTTTGGCGGTATCGCTGCGATACGACGAGGGTGACGTGGTGGACCCCGACGACGTCGCGGCGTACGACACGATGGGCGAACCGCCCGCCGATGTGAAGGAAGCGGCCAAGGCGTCGGACAAGGCGCGCAAGCGTCCCCCGTCGGACAAGTCCGGGCTGTAACCGCAGCTACCCTCCGCCCGTTTTGCTACGGCGGGCGGGGGTGGCGCATCGATCAGAAGTGGAGTCGTCATGGCCGGTATCTCACGGCAACTGTGGGTGTACACGACACCTGTCATCACCGTCGCGGCGTCACCGCTGCTCGGCCCGTGGATTGACGTTTCCGGCTATGCGCAGATCTTTCCCTGGTTCGCGTTCGCCGGCGGCACGTCCACACACAGCATTCAGGGTTCGTTCGACGGGGTCAGCGCCGATGCCGACTTCGCCTACGGCGCGCCAGTGAGCGGCACCGCGTTCAGCGTCCTGTCACCTTGGCTGCGGTGGAGCACCGTGCAAACCGTGGCCGACGCGACCAAGTCCAAGATTGTCCTGGCCTCCAGGTAAGGAGAAGGTGGCAGAGAGTGATATCAATCTACGACGCACCAGGCGCCGTGTCCGCTTTAGCGGCAGCTAC